TTATAATACCATTGGATATTTAGTTTTTCAACATGGCCGCTTGAAGATTTCGATTTTCCCTCCGGCCAGCATACGAATTTCGTTTTCCAGAAGAGCCAGGGAGTCAGGTGCGTCATCATGCGGAACCTTGCCGCTTCGGGTATAGGTGGTCAACTCCTTCATGAAATTCCAATACTGACTGCCTCGTTTGTAAGTGGACGGGTGCTTAAAATAGAAGTTCTTCTTGATATTGTCGGAGGCAAATTCAATTCGAGTCTGCTTATTTGAAATCGTCCGCTTCGTTCTGATACCAATGGAGTACCCTTGCTGCCGAATGATTTCTGCCACATCACGGGCATAATATTGACCTGCATTGTTGGCCTCAAAAGTAGCAGAAGCGACCTTGTTGGAGATCAGGCATTTGGCACACTCCGGTTTTGTTACCTCTGCGGGAGCGTCATCAAAGACCACATCGACAATATAAACCTCGGTGCCGTAGATAACGGCCACCGGGAGAGAGGTGGAGTCCGAACCACTCTCGGCGGTATCGCCTACGGCAATGATGGTGTCCGGCTCCCGGTCAGGAGGCAGCTCAAAGAAATAATTCAATTCATCCTTATTGAACAGAAGACCCTTGGCCTCAAAAGGCTGTTGCTGGAACTCACTCTCAAACTGCTCGGCGGATAGAAGTTCCCTCTGCTCCCGGAAATATGCCGTGGTAAAAATCTTCTGACCCTCTCGCTCATACTCATAATTACTCTCGTCCGTGATTAGATCAAGGGCCGGAATTTCAATGGCTCTCCAGGGCCAATTCTCCTGTGCCGCATATTCCTGGACACGCCCAATAGGGTCGTAGATGGAGTATCGGGTGCCAGTGAATACCATGGGCGTACCCTCAATGGCTCGGCCCATAATATCGCCAGAAATCACTTCCCATTTATCATCAAGCCGCTGGCGGTTCTTCGCCTCTTCACGGCCCTCCACACAGTCATCCAGATAAAGCACATTCGTAGCCTCGGACAAACCTACCTGACGGGCATCAATGGAACGGCACATGATAGTAGGGAACCGGGACTTGGATTTGAGGTTGATGATCTTTGTGTCCGCTCCGGTCTGCACCAGACGGGCATCCGGGAATACATCATAGAATAGATACTCATTCGGAGCCATCAGATATTCTAAGCACCCGTTATAGAAGCTCTTCACAAGGTCATCTCCGGTTCCCTCCATCAGTGTAGAGCGGTCAGGGAATTTGCCAGAGAGCATATTAACAAAATTGATACCTGTTTGCGACTTTCCCGCTCGTTTCGGCATGGATATTGTTAAAAGACGCAGCTTTTTATCAAGAATATCTTGGAACCCCTGCACCATGGGTTTCAGGTAATGCCTCCGGGGAGCATAGAACCGCTTTTCCGGCTTCCGGTCAAGCTCAATATAAGTCATAAAAGCGTCAAAATTATGGGGAGCATCAAACAAGAGGCTCTTCCTCCATGCCTCATAAAAATGTTCTGCCTCTTTTGGAGAAGTACGGCGTAACTGCTTGGCCGAGAAAACCCGTAACTCTTTACTGACCTCGTGCGCCGCTTGAAAATCTTCCGCTTCCCACTGGCGGCAAAGGGATAACAGGTCAATATAGGCGACATGATCTTCTGGCTTATTCCCAATATGCCGCTTAATACTGTCTGCCAGTTTCCGATAATCCATAAAATCACCTCAAATCCCTCCGGCAAGCCGGAACGCTTCATACATCTTCGGAAACTGGATGGCAAACCAGTCAACCATTTCCTCGTTTTTGGCCCACGCTTTATCCGGGGCAAAGCTATTCCACTGTAACCCGGACTCATTGAGGAAAGCGTGAACCAACTCATGTCTGATAGTACATTTCTCCATACGCTGAATGACTTCTTCCTGAGCCTCAGCCCAATCCGGGGTGCTTCTGAGATTGAGAATAACGATCTCTTTGGTGTTGTTATCACAGTAGCCGCCATAGTTCATCTTCCGCATGAACTCGTCCTGGTTATAATTGACCCGGCGCAGATTATATTTCGTACCCAGTACATCAATTTTCATAATGACCTCCTGAAAAGAAAAAGGGCTACCGGATTTCTCCGATAGCCCGTAATGGCTGTTACTCCCGCCTTTGCGTGAGCCTATTTATTCTTTATTCCTCTCCACGATGGCCTGTAATTTACTCGCCAAGTGGAGCCACATCTTCGGAACTTTATTGGAGATTGTTCCGTTGCTCGGAACCGGACACTGATACCCGGAACCGTCTTTCATAAAGATTTGCAGAAAGAACCCGTCCGGTATTTCATGTACGATGGTGCTGGACTTTGACCCCGCAGTAATCGCCCCGGTCACGACTCCAACCCCTCCGGCAATCGCCCCACCCACAATAGCCCTTGTTATTGCCCCGGTCTTCTTGGTCTTAGTATGTGCTTCCTTGACGATGTTTTCAATAATGGCGTAGGAGCTTATATCTCGATAGGGGATTAACTTATCAAAGAACATCATAACCTCGTTATCATCACTGAACATGATATTAGCATTAGGATTATAAATACTCTTTCTCCAACCCTCTGTCCCAAAGATTTGACACCGTTCAAACAGCCTTGCAGTTTCCAATTCCTTTCGGGCCAACTCCACTTCGTACAAATCAGAGTTGCATTTTACCGATAGTTTATCCAGCCTCTTTTGTGCTTTGGCGATATTTTTCTCATTACTGTAATTGTCGTACTGTCCCATAAGTTCACACCACCTTTCGCACTTTCTCATACCATGTAGGTCTGCTGATACCAAGTTGACGGCAAGCGTCATTCACCGTAACCAGCCCTTCTTTCTGCTTTTGCACCAGGGCCTTAAATTTATCAAGGTCAATCTCATAAGCAGGACGGCCAAACCCTCTTCCTGTTTTAGCAGATACCTTTCTCCCTCCAACCACTGGCATAGCGGCTATCCCTTCGGCCTGACGCTTCCGTATCTTCTTCCGCTCTTGCTCCGCCATTGCTCCCATGACTTCAATCAGAATATTATTGACCATCTCGCCAATCCAATCCTGTCCATGGAAGTCCATCAGTGTAGTAGGAACATCAAACACCCTGACAATAACACCATGCTCCTTGAACCACTCCAACTCGGCTTTTATTTCCACTTTATTCCGTCCAAACCGGTCTAATTCCTCAACCAAAATTTCATCACCGGGAACCAAGATTGATTTTAGCTTTAAGTAATGCTCCCGGTTGAAATTCTTTCCGCTTTGTTTATCGGTGAAGATATGGTCATCATCCAGATCAGGAGCATAGGCTTTCAAGGCGGCAAGCTGACGAGCAAGGTTTTGGTCTTTGGCTGATACCCGACCATAGCCATATTTCACTTGCCATCACCACCTGACCCCAATAGAGCGTCCAGGTCATACTTCGGGTCTTCCTTCTGGTCAATCAGGATTTGGTCAGCTCTGCGGACTCCGGGCTTTCTCTCCTGAATGACCACCTCATAACCCAGGGCGGACAGCATTTCGACTGCGCTGTTGAAGGACAGGTTAGTGCTTCTCAGCCGAGAGCTGATTTCATTGCCACGCTCTTTACCAAGAGCCTTTGCCATGGTCAGAAGAGAAACATTTTTCGCTTTCATCAAATCTCGGATAGCCTTGTTGATATACATGGTAATCACCTCTTGATGACACTATACACTGAATTTATTTTGTTGTCAATAGAGAGTTGAAAATATTTTGTTACTGAATAAGATTTGTAACTGAATGAAGTTTGTTAGGAATAAAGCCTTTTTATTTTTGTGGGAATTTTCGCCACTCACCCCGGCCCGGTGGCGGTGGATATATCCCCCGGCCCCGGTATAGGCAACCGGCCCCGGCTGCACCCTGAAAAAGCATAAAAGAACCGCCCCGGAATGAACCAGGGCGGCAAACTCATTTATTAAACTTCATCAATTCAAGAATTATTTGAACTGGTAAAAGCAAGATCAGCAAAACTATATACACATTTACACCGCCTTATATTGTGCTACTCTGATAAATTCATCAAATGCCCATATAACCAGATCAGACGGCGCACAACCGGCCACGGCTGCAAGCTCTTTTCTAATGCCCTCTTCTGTATCGGCTACTATATAGCAGCTATACCCGCTTATATCTTCCGGCCCTTCCGGGGTATTCTCTTCATCATGTATAATCCACTCTGAACCAGTGTTAAAATACATTGTTTCAAAAGCGGCCAACGCTTCACGGCTCCAATCGTCCACGGGGTAAAAAAATCTCGTTCCAATCACTTTGACAACAACCCCGGATAATTTGCCAATCCCAACCCCGGCCCGTAACAATGGAAAGAACCTTACACAAAATATCATTCTTTTCCCGGCTTCCGGCTTCCGTATAGGCTTCTACAAACTCTTTCAGGGCGTGAATATCACGGGTATTATACCGGGCCTTTTCAGGCTCTAAAAGGTCATTTATAGCGTCTGTTGCGTTCTTGTAAAAGCTGCTATAATAACCGCCGTTCTTTATATCGTCCAGGGCTTCGGCTAATTCTTCATTTTCCAGGGCATTATATACCCGGTCAAAAAGTGAGCTTGTACGGCTGATATAATTCCGGTTGCCGGTTACATTGATATAATCCGGCCCCATTCCTTCATCGTCAAACAACCGGCTTTCCTGGTATTCCGGCGGTATCTGTTTACAGTAGATCATAATTACACCTCTAATTCAAAATGAACTGTTTCTAAAGCGGCTGCGTGTAAACTTTTTGGAGTATCTGCAATACAAGAAAACATTTCCACCGGTAGTAGATCACAACCAACCGCCATATATAAAACCCGTTCCGTTGACCGGGTATAAACCCGGCAATTTTCGCAATGGTGGCAATCTCCACCGCATTTCTCTAACCGCTTTAAGGCGGTTTTTAACTTGCGTTCTTGTGTTTTTGTCATATCGCCCACCGCCTTACACGAAAAGAAAACGGCGGCTTGTAGTGCTTTTGGTATATCGGGCCGCAACTTCTGGTAAATCCTTCTTCAAAGCGGTAGTATCAAGACGGCAACTTGTGACCGGTTTATAACTTGCTTTATGTTCGGCCCCGGCGATATGGTCAAGCCCGTTTTCGTCCATGTACTTTTTCAAGGTATCTTTTAGGCCGTCCAATACAATAGTGATCTCTTCAGCCATTCTGGTATATTCCGCAATTTCCCGCATAATGCTATTCAGGTTATCGGCTGCGATAGTGTTATAATCCATGTTTTACACCCCTTTACCAATCAATAACGGCCATTCTTTCTGGCTTCAAAACTTTTTCTTTATGGCTTCCCCCGTCATAGGTATTTGGAACAACGCAATAGCTCCAATCCCGTATAATTTCCGTTTTGGGGGACTTTACAAGGCCGTTAAAAAGAATGTTCGCAATCTCTTTAATATCGCTTTCCGGGACATTAGAAGAGAAAACGCAATCATAAAGCCAAACCGTTTCCAATTCCTCTAAACAAGCGTCTTTTGAATATTTCCCATTACGAACCGGCGTTTTAATATACCGGGCCGGGAAAAAGGGATTATCTTCTGTTTGGAAATAATAAGCTATCCCGTCAAAAATGAATGTAATATAACTTGTGTAAAACACTTTGACCGGCTCCACATTTTCTAAAGCCCTATCCACCACGAAAACACTTTTACCCGGCTTCACCTTTCCGCCGTTGTTTTCCACCACTTCGGCCAATGCTTGCATGATCCGGCAACGGTTAAAATCATAAGGCCGCAAGAATAACTTTTGATTTTCAGAATATCCAATAAACATAATTAAACCGCCTTTCTTTCCCTATGCTTTTTCAGTCGAACCGCAAACCGTCCACAAGAATTTTCCCGGTATTCTTTCAATCGTTGCACCGCTGCGGCCCTGGTGTATTCGCAATCTTCAATTTCCCACCCGTAACCCCAATTCGTTTCAATGTCCCACCGGTCAACGGTTTTTCTAATATACGCCATAATTACACCGCCTTTCCGTTTCCTATCTTGTGACCTATGATCTTTCCAGCTGCGTCATAGATATAAACCGGATTTTCACCCATTCTATGGGGCCGCTCCACCGGTAACCCGTTCCACCAGGCTTTCCCGCCGCCGTCAATCCCGAAAAAGGAAAGAAAACTATTGATATGTCGCATGGTGGTTACACTGTACCCGTCCCACAACCGGACGAACAACCCGCCGGAAGTAATTTTACAAACTTCCGTTTTATACGATTGCAGCACCTTTTCCCCGTTATCCTTTTCAATGATACGGGCTTTCCCGTAAAAGGATTTTTCCCGGCCTTGCATAACTGGTAAATCATAAATTTTCATATCGTGAACCCCTTTCTAAAATGTCCGTTAAGCACTGAATATCTTTTGTGCCTTTAATATACACTGAATAAATTCAGTTGTCAATAGGAAAATACAAAATAT